TGCAGGTGATACAGGAACAGATGCGATTGCTCATTTAACAGATACATTAACATTTACTGGTGGTGAAGGAATTGATACTACTGTCACAAATAATGTATTAACTATTGCAGCTGAAGATGCTACAACAAGTAATAAAGGTATCGCATCTTTCGCTACTGCAGACTTCAATGTATCTTCTGGTGCAGTTGAATTAAACGATGCAGTTGTTAAATCTATTACTACAGATTCTGGTGCATTAACTCCTTCTACTCATGGATTTTCTATTCTTGGTGGTGAAGGAATGGATGTATCTCACGCTAGTTCAACAATTACTATCGCAGGAGAAGATGCTACAACTTCTAATAAAGGTATCGCTTCTTTCGCTACAGCTAATTTTGATGTCACATCTGGTGCAGTTTCTACAAAAAACATTACACTAGGAACATCAACTTTAACAAATGGTTCAACTACAAATTCTCTTGCTGGATTACAACAATTAGATGTAGATAATTTACAATTTAATGGTAATTCAATTATTTCAACAGACACTAATGGTGGTATTACACTTGATCCGAATGGAACAGGACACGTTTCTGTAAGCAATGCTTTAATTAAAGACGTTGCAACTCCAGTTGATGCTAACGATGCTGCAAATAAAGCATACGTTGATGCTGTCGCTGAAGGATTACATATTCATGCATCAGTAAAAGCTGCAACAACAGCTGCACTTACTGGTTCTGTGACTTACGATAATGGTACATCAGGAGTGGGTGCTACATTAACTTTAGCAACACCATTAAACACATTAGATGGTTATTCATTAGTAAATGGTGATCGTGTATTAATTAAAAACCAAGCAAATGCTGCACACAATGGTATCTATATTCGTACATCTTCAACAGTATTTACACGTGCTGCTGACTTCAATACAGTTGCTGAAATAGCTAGTGGTGATTTCTTATTTGTATCGAATGGTACAATAAATGGAAACACAGGGCATGTACAAACTATTCCTATGGTGACTATCGGTTCTACAAATATTACATTTGAACAATTTTCAGGTGCAGGAACTTATATTGCTGGTTCGGGATTATTATTTACAGGGAATCAAATTGATATCGTATTACAAACATCTGGTGGTCTAGAAATAGTTTCTGACGAGTTAGGATTAAAATCTACAACTGCTGGAAATGGATTAACATTTAGTAGTGGTGTTTTATCAGTAGGTGGAACTGCGGGTCGTATTTCTGTTGCTGCTGATTCAATTGATATTGATACAAATTATGTTGGACAAAATACAATTACAACACTAGGAACAATTTCAACAGGTACATGGCAAGGTACTACAATCGGCACAATTTATGGTGGTACAGGAAATACATCATATTCAATTGGTGACTTATTAGTTGGTGCTGCAGCAAATGCTTTAAATAAATTATCAATTGGTACAACTGGAAAAGTATTACAATCAAATGGAACGACTTTAGTGTATGGTGATGTGGACGGAGGAACATACGCATAATTGATATAATATCTTAGATTATATAATCTACTAACAAATAGGAGACAAGTATGGCTAAGAAGAAACAAGAAACTGTTTCAGATATTATTGATAGAATAGAAGAAGATTTGATGACTCTTCGTGATAAAGTTGAAGAACTTGAAAATCACGAGTGCGAGGAGGACGAAGATGACTCAGAAGAAGATACCGACTGGGATGAAGATTCTGACTCTACTAGCACTGAGGAAGATGAAGAATAAACAAAATAAAAAAAAGAAAAAATAAGGAAACTAACTGATGGCGACAATAATTAAATTAAAAGGTTCAGCAACTCCGAATCTTGCGCCATCAGTTAATGATTTAAGTTATAAAGAAGTTGCTTTAAATTACGCAGACGGAAGATTATATTACAAAAACGCTGCAGGACAAATAGCATATTTTAGTGCTGATGTTGTAGGTGGTCAAGAAGGACAAGATGACGATCTATTTAATCAATTAGCGTTTGCAATTAAATTTGGTGCATTCCCTTTAGCTGATTATGGTAATATAACTGACCCAACAAGTGATGCTTTTGGACAAGTAGTTTTATTTACTTACGATAATATGGCAACAGAGGGATTAAGACTTATTGACAACGAAGGATTAGTATAAAATGCCAACACAATTACAATTACGAAGAGGGACAACAAACCAACATAACACATTTACAGGTGTTGTTGGTGAAGTCACAATTAATACTACAAAGAAAACAGCAGTCGTACATGATGGATCAACAGCAGGTGGTCTTGAATTACTTCGTGCTGATATGTCAAACGTATTCGCTTCAGCAACTCCAACAATCACTTCTTTAAACACATCAGGTGACGTATCTGTAGGTGGTAATTTAACTGTCACTGGTACAACTACATTTAATGGTGGCACTATCACTATGGGTGATGCTGACACTGATAACGTTGTATTTGGTGCTGATGTAAATTCAAATATATTACCAAATACTGATAACACATACGCATTAGGTAGTTCATCTAAAAAATGGTCAGACGTTAGATCAGTTTTATTAACTACAACAGGTGATGCTACAATCGGTGGTGATGTAGCTGTCAATGGTGGTGATCTAACAACTTCTCAAACAACTTTCAATTTATTAAACACAACAGCAACTACACTTAATGTGGGTGGTGCTTCTACTGCAACTGCAATTGGTGCAGCAACTGGAACTACTACTGTTAAAGCAGATTTAACAGTTGATGGTGATGTTCAAGTCAAAGGTGGTGATTTAACTACTAACCAAACTACATTTAATTTATTAAACACAACAGCAACTACTTTAAACGTAGGTGGTGCAGCCACAACATTAGAAATTGGTGCTGCCACTGGTACAACTAACATCAATAACAACTTAGACGTAGATGGCGATATTAACATTGATGGTGGTGACTTAACAGTATCAACTACTACATTTAATCTTGCTAATACAACTGCC